AGTAGACCCTGGAACTTTTCCTGGCCAGAACTCTGCCCACTCAGAAGAGACAGGATAGTTGGAGGCACCAAGAACTTTACCCTTACCACGCATGCCGTTCTTCTTCAAGAACTTGTCAACCTTGACACCTGCTTCCTTCTCGATATTGTGCTTGGCGTTGCCTTCAGGTTTACCATTCACAGCAGCAATGATAACTTCTTCCATTGACTCACCGCGAGAACGACCTTCCGATATTATTTCGCTGAACTCGTTAAACTTATGCATCGTTCTTTTTCCTAGTATTAGTTTATGTGTTTATTTATACTAGTCTGTCGTGCCATCCTCATAAGTTCCGCACCAACTGCAAGATTCTTCCTTGCCGACCATCAGGACACCATTGTATCGGCAGTTATGCTTCCACATATCCTTTGAACCTTGGTTAGATTCCCCAACTATCTCTAAGAGCATTTCGGGTTTCTTGTTATCTTCCATTGATTACCCCTAGATTACAATGCTGCTGGTTGCTTTCAACCAACCGTCTGCAACTTGCGGATGTGCTGGAATGACAGTCAGGATGCAAGACTTGTTGAACTCGCCTCGGTGCATACCTTGTGCGCCTGTCATGCTAATTCCTGGAGCAAATCCACCACCAGCATTATCATCACCGCCTGGAACAAACAATAATGGCGACTTTAGCATAATTGTCATATCGTTTTCACTTGCAACACGACCAACAATTTCTCCACACATAGTTACTAATGTAACAATCTCTTCTTCTCTTCCACTCATTTACTTTCTTCCTCGTTTATATCCGTTACCCTCGTATCGGGCAACCTCTGTTGCGGGAACTCGTATTGCTGCTCCCCTCTCCTTACGCATCCAAACTGTATTTGAATGCACATTTCCTTCTTTATCTTTCAATGCCCATTTCGGGGGATTCTTCTCCCACGCTGGTACATCGTCATCATTCTTCATCACATTTTAAAACCTTCGGTTGATATTCTTTTACCAGTTGCAGTATTATCAAACACTGGACCTGAGTCCTTCTGGTCTGGCACATCGTTTACCAACCCTATGTCTGCGTTCTCCACATTATATAGTCGCATCTTACTTCTGTCCACGCCCATCACAAACCTCTTGTTGTTGTTTGGGTCTGCATAACGATTCTTCAACTGCTTAACCATTACCTGATTGAGTGCAGTCAACTCATCATTCGCAATCAGTGCGAGCATCAAGTCAGCAGTTGCAGGAAGACCAAATGATTCTGATGTGTCTTCAAGTCCTGGGTCGCTGCTACCATAACCACTTCGGGTTGTCTGTGTTGCACTCATTATCGGGATGTTGTTCTCTACTGCAAGTCCACGCATCTCTTCTGCAATCGCCTTGATGTATGAGTAGGTGTTAACATTGCCACCGACCTTCATCCGTGAAGATGAACAGATATTTAGGTAATCAATAAAGACGATATCTGCGGTGAACTTCTTCTTCAACTTCAACTCATTCATCAGTGCGCGGAAATGACCACAGTGTGCCTGTGCTGTTGGATATTCCTTGATGATTAGTTTGCCGTGTGTCTTAGCAGCAATCTTATCAATCTTAGATGTGTAAACATCCTTCGACAAAGTCTGAATCATATCAATAGGTGTGTCCAACAGGTTAGCGTCAATGCGTTCTGCGATAGACTCTTCGGACATCTCCAAGGTTATGTAGAGGACGTTCTTACCAGCACTCATCGCTGCGGCAGCAGCGTGACACATGAACAGAGACTTACCCGCACCAGTGCCAGCGAGGATGATATTGAGTGACTTGTTTTTCAATCCACCCTTGGTGATAGTGTTGAGCATATCAATGTCAAAGGGTATGCGCTCTTCCACACGGTGGTAGAAGTCGTATCGCGACTCTGAACTTGTTAGGTAGTCATGACCCACATTGTTGTCAAACGTCACACCCAGTGCCTTAGAGAGTATGTCAGGCAGTGCTGTCTTGGTCAGTGTGTCATGCTTACCATCAATGATGCTGATAGACTCCAACACAGCATTAAACAACGCTCTGTCCTGACACCACTTCTCAGTGTTGACAAGCAACCACTCAAGGTCTGTCTCTTTGTCCTCGGTGAAGAGGTCGGGCAGTATTGCTACGCCTCTTTGATATGTCTCCTCAGTAAGACCAGACTCTTCGTCTTGCAATGAGATAAGAAAACTATCCTTGCTAGGTGGTTTGTTGTAGAGTGCAACATACTTGACAAACTGCTTGAACATGGTCTTATTGATAGCATCACTGAAATACGCTGGTTCCATAAATGGAACGACCTTACGCATAAACTCATCATTGGTGAAGAAACTACGCAACACCATAGTTTCCATATCAATATTCAATCCTTTCTCCTGTTTTTTTGGAGAAGTATTTATTAATTTTACGATTATCGAAGTCACGCATAATATGTTCTACCAAATCATTACAATAATCATTGTACTCTTTTTTCACAGTTTCATCAACATCCACCAATCTCATATCTTCTGGAATAAACAATGTCTCTATGTAATAGTCTATCCTCATATCATTTTCCAGAATTTCAATATCACTAATTCTAATGATAAAATCTTTATATACACCTTTCTTCAGAATAAGAGTCCAAGAAAAATCATCAGTTGATTCTGGGTCTCCTGTTATAATATAATCTTCACCTTCTTTCATCAGTAACCTCTACTATCTTTGCGTCTGCAAATTGCACAAAGTTGACGTATCCCGCATCTTCGCGGGACTTATACTCTGTGCGTTCAATGGCGAGCAGTGGAACTGTCTCGCCAACCTTATCAGCATACCAACGCATACCGTCACCACTGCTCGTAATTAGCAGTGCTTTCATTCTCCGACTAATTCCATCGCTGATAGGTCTACAAGTTCACCACCAATCTGGAATGCTTTTTTAGTAAACTCTTTGAAGTCTGTCTCATTGAAGATGGACTGCCAGAACTCTTCGGTCAGTGTGTCCTTCTCGCGCACCTTAGTGCCGATGACATCACCAGTGGATGTGTCCACTTTCTGATACCAACCGTTACTGGGTTTGACTACATAAGCACCCGCAAGTGCAACATCAAGCAGTCCAGAGTATGGTTCAATACCACCTTCCCATGTCACTGAGATAGGAATCTTAGACTTCTCTTTGACGAACCGTGACTTCTCAACATTGATGATGAAGTCGTACCCTTTGATTTCAGTGCCGACCTTCTGTTGTCTGCGACCAATGATCCACACGTTGTCTGCTGAATACATGATGCCTGTTCCACCGGACACGATGTCCTTTGGAAAGAGACCAATCTCTTTGTATGTGTGGTTGATGGCAAGCATCGGTATGCTCTTCATTGCAAGGTATGGTGTGACCATACGGAATAGACTCTTGAGTTGCTTGGCGCGAGTCATATCTGCAACAGACTTCTCGTTCATTGTGTCTTCAAGTTCTTTCTTAGATGCAAGGTTACCGATGGAGTCAATGACGATGATGACATCGTCCTTCTTATCAAGTGCTTCCAGTTGTGCAACGACATCAAACTTTAACTCTTCAACATTCATTACAGGTACATGTAAGACACGACCAGTGTCAATACCGAATGTGTCAAAGTATGCTTGAGGTGAACCAAACTCTGAATCGTAGAACAACATCACTGCGTCTTTCTTTTCTCGCATATATGCTGCTGCCATAAGCAGAGCAAACGATGTCTTAAAGTGCTTGGACTGCCCCGCCAGGACAGTAAGTCCTGGTGCTAGTCCACCATCAACATCACCACTCAAGGCAACGTTTATCATTGGGACACCTGTGTCTACTAGTGCGGATGCTGCATAGACTTTAGATTCATTCATAACGGCAGACTCTTTAATCTTGCTTGCCTTCATAAGTTTTTGCATTACTGACATATTACTTCTTTCCTTTATTACTCGATTTCAATACACTATTATAAGGATTTGGGGTGAGATTGCAAGTGCTTTCTCGTTTATTATGGGGCATCACTGCTTCGTCTTCGTTGGTAATCATCATCTGTTATCTTCCGGTGGTCACCATCATCCTCTTTCACAAATATCCCATCAACCATCTTACCCTTGCGGTATTTGATGTCATCATATGCAACCTCCAGACACTCACCAATCGTCAGGGAATTTCTCTCTGCGATATTGATAAGCACCACCATGATATCACCTATGTCATCACGGACATCATTATCCTTACATATGTTGTCGCTTAACTCACCGACCTCTTGGATGAGTTTGCACAGTTGGTCTTTGTCTGTTGCACCGTTGATGAGGTTTCTATCGTAGTGCCACGCGATTACATCCTCTATCAATTTGTTAATCATTTCTTATCTCCTATGTGTATGGGGCGCACTGAACCTTTCCTTAGAAGGTCGAGACCGCAATTAGCAGTTCCTTGAAACTGCTCGTTGTAAAATACTTTTGCTATGCCACTGGATATTATTAGTTTCGCACATTTAATACAGGGTGAGTGTGTTATGAACATCCAAGTGCCTTCGCTGCTTGAGGAACTCCTTGCCATCTTTGCGATTGCATTCTCTTCTGCATGTAAGACTGCTTCCTTGGTGCGTACTTCTCCGTTGCGTTTCTCTTCGCAGACGTTAGACATACCGCTCGGCATGCCGTTGTAACCCACTGATACGATAGCACCAGTTGAGGGATCAACGATGATTGCACCGACCTTCAGTCTCTTGGCAGTGGAACACTTAGCAAAGTTCTTTGCTGTCTCCATGTAGGCACTACAAACTTCTTTCTTCATCTTCATAATCTATTCTCCCATGTAACTGTTACTGTATGCGAACTTCAATGCTCTGGCGGCCTCAATATCTAAAGGTCTTGACTCATACCAACCACCAGTCTCACCGTCAAGTTGTTTACACATCTCAACTATCTGGTTCTGTGTGATAGGGTACTTGTTCTTGACTGCGTTGCATGCTGTTGCAACCATTATCTTGTAC